GCACGTCTACCTGATAAGGAAGTGTGGTACGTAGCCCCTACATACAAACAAGCTAAGATGATTGTGTTCAAGAAGTTGCGTAAGAAATTACAAGACCTACGTTGGGTCAGTAAGATCAACGAAACCAACATGAGCTTTGAATTAAAGAATGGCAGCACAATCAGTCTTAAAGGTGCAGACAACTACGATAGTTTGCGTGGTGTGGGACTTGACTTTTTAGTCATGGACGAGTTTGCAGATATTGATGAAGCTGCATGGACTGAAACATTGCGTCCCACATTGGCAGACAAGATGGGGTCAGCACTGTTCATTGGCACACCTAAGGGCATGAACTGGGCTAAAGACTTATATGATTTGGCTGATGAATTTCCTGAAGAATGGGCCAGCTTTCAATATACTACAGAGCAAGGTGGCAATGTTTCCATTACGGAAATTGAAGCAGCACGCCGCAGTCTAGATGAGCGCACATTCAATCAAGAGTTTCGTGCCACCTTTGAAACATTCTCAGGACGTATATTCTACGCATTTGATCGCAAAGTAAATGTTAAACCTTACACTGATCCATTGCCTAAGGAACTGCATTTGGGTTTAGATTTTAACATAGATCCGATGTCAGCAACCATTGCAGTTAAGACTGGAAACATTTTGCATGTGTTTGATGAGTTTAAGATATTTGGATCAAACACTGAAGAGCTAGTAGAAGAAGTTAAGACACGCTATCCAGGACACACCATCATAGCCTATCCTGACCCAGCAGGCTCCCAGCGTAAGACTAGTGCAGGTGGCAAGACTGATCACACCATACTTCGCAATGCTGGCTTTACAGTAAAAGCACCACACAGCCACAATGCAGTCAGAGATGGAATCAACGCAGTAAACGCTAAACTACGCAGTTCCAGCGGTGTTACTACATTGTTCTTTGACCCCAAAGTTAAATATAGCATCGAGTGTCTGGAGAAGCAAACCTATAAAGAGGGAACAAGTATCCCAGACAAAGACTCAGGCTTCGATCATATGAACGATGCTCTTAGATATATGGTGGATTACTTGTTCCCCATTAGACAACCAACTACCCCTATTGCGATTAGACAGTGGGGACATAAAATAGGATAATACAATGGCCAATCAGACCTTACTTGACGACTACACCGCCCTTGCTTCTACGCACTGGCTTTACATGAGGAACCGTGATCGTTGGCAGTTTCTTTATGAATCATATGCAGGCGGTGAAGAATATCGTAGAAGCGGATATTTGACAAAGTATGTATTAGAAACTGGTAATGAATATCAAGCTCGCTTAAACAATACTCCATTAGACAATCACTGCCAATCAGTTATTTCAACTTACATTAGTTTTATGTTTAGAGAAAGCCCTGAACGTGAATTTAAAGATTGGCAAGATCAACCTGATGTAGAAAATTTCTTAAAAGACTGTGATATGGAAGGACGCAGTTTAGATGCTTTCATGAAGCAAACTAGTATTTGGTCTTCAGTATTTGGACATTCTTGGATCATTATGACCAAGCCCTATATTGGTCAACAAACAGCAGCAGATGAATTAGTCATGGGTGTTCGCCCTTATGTTAATTTGTTAACCCCACTTGTTGTATCGGACTGGACTTGGGAGCGTCAACCTAATGGACGTTATGAATTAAGTTATTTTAAGTATGTTGAAGAAGTTGTTGATGGTATAACAGTTGTTAAAGAATGGACTCGAGAGACAATCAAGACTTGGATGATGGATGATGTCAAGAAAGAAGCATACTTGCGTGATGAAGAATTGAATATGTTGGGCAAGATTCCCGCTATTCTAGTTTACAATCAACGTGGTATTACTAAAGACATTGGTGTTAGCGACATTGCTGACATCAGCGATGTGCAACGACAGATCTATAATTTAACTTCAGAGAATGAACAAGCTATTCGCTTAGACGGTCACCCTAGTCTTGTTGTTCCACCTACTGCACAATTAGGTAGCGGTGCTGGTGCAATTATTCAACTGCAAGAAGGCAGTGATCCAGGCTTGAATCCCTACTATCTAGAGTCAGGTGGCACCAGTGTTGCTAACATTCACAGCAGCATTGACAAGTTAGTTGAAAGCATTGATCGTATGAGTTTCACTAGTGGTGTTCGCACAACTAAAACACAAAGCCAAAGTGGTGTATCATTAGAAACAGAATTTCAATTGCTTAATGCTAAGTTAGCAGAGAAAGCAGATCAACTTGAATTAGCTGAAGAACAGATCTGGCGTTTGTTTGGTCTATATCAAGGCCGTGAGTGGATGGGAGAAGTAGAATATCCAGACAGCTTTAACATCCGTGATGAACAGCGTGAAATATCACAGTTGGTCTCAGCCAAAGCAGCGGCAACTGATCCTGTTATGTTCCGTGTTATTGATGAACAACTAATCGAAATGCTGGGCGAAGAAAAATCTCGTCTACCGTTCAATGATCCTAACCCACAGCCAGGAAGACTCTATCCTGACGGTGAAGAGATCAACAGCAACTTACCCGACGCATATCAACCAGCCAGCAATGCAGATGTCCCTGAAGGACAGAACTGCGGCAATTGTGAATACTATAAGCCAGGTGAATTATATTGCACCAAGTTTGATGCCCCAGTCCGTGCAGTATACTGGTGTGCCAAATGGGAACCAGTAGAAGAAGAAGTATCATATAACGCAGGTCTAAATGCAGACGTTGCTCGACAAATTCAAGATATGATCATGACAGGCATGACCAATGCTGAGATCATGGCTGCACTGCCAGGCGTCACAGTAGAAGACATTGTGTATGCTGCCAGTGAAGCCGCAAGAAATAACAACTAAGGAGACTACTATGCCAGGAAGAGGAAGAGGCCGTGGTAAGAAACCACCAAAGCGTTGATTGGTTAGCCTACTATAAGAGTATAGCTAAAGAATGCCCTTGGAGCTTGCGAGCTTATCAACAAGGGCTTATCGATCTACAGGATTGGGGAGACAAAGATTCAATCCCACCATTGGGTCACTATCACGCTAGGGTATGGCATGTTGAATACCCTGACACGGTAGTTGAGGCAATGGCTGAAGAACTTGATTCAAGAGATCCTGTTCATGAATGGCTGTTTTCGTATCCCGGATACGGTGAATATGCTACACCCGTAGCTGTTCTGATACAACAGAACAGACAGCAATTGAATCAAATCAGGGATAAAATAGCCTGATTTTATCAATGGCTATAAATAGAAACACTGATGCAATCACAATGGTTGCATCAACCTACTTTAACTTATAAAGGCGATGCGACGATGTCAGACAATACATTGGCTAATGAAGATACTGGATCTTCTGAAAATAACCAGGCTCAGTCAGTAAAAACTTATACGCAAGAAGAAGTCAACGACATGATGGCCCGCACAAAAGGTGCAGTCCAAAAGAAGTATGAAAAGACATTTGCAGATCTAGGTGATATTGACGAACTACGTCAACTTAAAGCAACACATGAACAGCAACAGCTCGAGCTACAAAAAAAGCGCGGCGACTTTGATAAAATCATTGCTGATCTAGCTGCCAAGAAAGACGAAGAAATACGTAAACGTGATGAGATTATCAAGTCTTATACTGTAGATATGCCATTAGTAAACACTGCCGCACAATTGGGTGCAGTGAATCCTAAGCAGGTGCAAGCATTATTGAAGTCCAATCTTAGATTGGGAGAAACGGGTGAAGTTGAAGTGCTAGATGAAAAAGGCACAGTTAGATATTCCGACAAGGGACAACCTTTCAGAGTAGAGGACTTGGTCAAGGAATTCTTAGACAGCAACCCGCACTTTAAAAGCGCAGGCCCATCAACTACACAAAGTAAAAGCAATGTGAGTCAGTCACGTGAAAAATTAGACATAACCAAATTGGATATGTCCAAGTCAGCAGACAGAAAGATCTATCAAGAGTATAGAAAGTCCGCTGGCATAGCCTAACTATTAATACAGGAGATATAACATGGCTGGATCTACAAGCGTCACCTTAAATGACCTATTACCTACAATCGTTCAAGAAGCAATGTTCGTTGCTAATGAGCGTTCTATTATGCGCGGATTGGTTAAAAACTATTCGCTAGCCCCAACTCAGGGCAAAACCATTCAGGTTCCAATCTACCCAGTGCAAACTGCGGCAGCATTGACTGAAGGCGATGAGTTCAGCAACACAGCAGTTTCTACTGATGTTGCAACTTTCAGCGTTGGACAAGTTGGTCTACGCACTTTGGTTACTGACCTAGCATTACAAGCATCTGCTTCTAATGTTGTTGCTGACCTAGGCCGTTTATTCGGTGAAGCAATTGCTAAGAAAATCGACGGTGATTTGATGGCTAAGTTTGCTGACTTCACAACTAACACAGTTGGTTCTAGTTCCACAACTATTACTGCTGCTTTGGTTATGCAAGCTGTAACTAAGCTACGTGCTGCTGGTGTTCCAAGCGAAGGCATCGTTGGTGTTCTACACCCTAACGTTGCTTATGACTTGAAGTCAGCTTTAACAAGCCAAGGTAACGTTGTATTCACAGCTGGTGCTTATGGTGATGTTGCTAACGAAGCAATGCGTATGGGTTATATCGGACAGTTGTTCGGTGTTCCAATGTATGAAAGTGCAAACGTTCCGTTGATCACTAGTGGTTCTGCAGGTGATTATCTAGGTGGTATCTTCCACCGTGACGCTCTAGGCTTTGGTCTAATGCGTGACATCACTATCGAAACACAACGTCGTGCTAGCTATATCGGCACAGACGTAGTTGCTTCCGCTCTTTATGGTGTTGGCACTGTTTACGAAGGTTATGGCGTAAACGCAACTTTCGACGCATCTATCTAATCCTTAGGAGAAGACAATGGCTTTTATTAACCCCAATCAGACTGGAGTAATTGCATTCGCAGAATATGAGGATGTAACTGCTACTGACCAAAGATTGTTTGAGGCTAATGAAGGCATTGCCGATCAGACTACTGTTGAAGATTTAACTATCAAGGCCACAAGCCGTATTTTGCAGTTAATTCGCAACACAGCATGGTGGAAGAACTACTATCTTGCAGAAGGTAGTAGTTCCCAAAGAACAGCCACTCAGACTCGTAATGGTTATATAGATGCACCTCTGCCTGACCCCGATTTAATTCTTGGGCGTCAGGCAGACTTCACAGACCTATGTGTGTATTTTACCCTGTATGAATATTTGCTACCAAAAATAGCAGACTTCAGTGCTCAGGATAATGCAGAAGTAGTGAAGATTGGTTTCTATAGAACTAAGTTTGATAAACTGTTTATGGAACTTATTGAAGATGGAACTTGGTATGACTTTGATGCTAGTGGCACAGTCACTAAAGATGAGAAAATGCCAACCCGTTTAAATCTTGTGAGAGTAAGATGAGAACAGAACTGAAGACAGCGATAACCACAGCAATCAGCACACTTACACAGTTTGCAGTTGCCAGTGAATTACCCTGGGAACAGAATGGGACCGCCCTCTATATCAAGAACATGAAGAAAGTCTACGTTGACTTGGAACGTGTTGAGCAATCAACATTAATCCCAACACTCAATGGTGGAGAAGTATTTCAGAATGATTCAATATGTGAAGTCTATCTAGCAGTGGATGCAAAAAATCAACCTAGTCAGTTGGACAGTCTTATCACTAAGATTTTAGGTGCCAAAAATAGCACTGGTATAGTTAACTTCGGTTTTGAAAGCGATTATACCTTGGATAAGCAAGAAGATGTATTGATCTACACCTTTGAGTTTAGACTAAATCAAGCAACAACATAATAAAGGAAAAAGCGATGGCTTACATTAACGTCAGTGCTCCTACACAAAATGCTGTGATTCAACTATCTACTGCTAGTATCTCTACTACCAGTTCTGGTTACATCATTCCAGCACTACAGGATGTCACTATCAACAACGCAGCAGGCGTATTCAACTGGACACAGTTGGATGTGTTCTCACAACTAGCGGTATCCACTCCAGCTACCAACAGCATCTCAGCTAACCTAGTGTTAGACTCAGCTACATTCTTCGCAGCCACAAACGGCGTGCCAGGATTGTTTGACTTGAGCAATGATGCAACTGAAGTTTACTTCCGTGTGTATTTTAACGGTCGTGGCTCGGGTGCCAAGTATGTAAGTGGCTCCGGCTTCGTTACTAACCTAGCACCTACTGTGAATCCAACAGCTCCAGTATGGGTCTCCCCAATCACAATCTCTGTGAATGGTGACCTAACTGCCGGCACAGTTTAATTTTAAATTAGACAAACAGTGGTAAAAGAAAGGCATCTTAGGGTGCCTTTTTTCTTTTGCGTTAAATACATCGTTAGGAGATTAATATGGACCTAAGGAATTTTTCCGATGAGGATCTGATTAAAAGTTTAGAGGCAGAGATAGCAAAATCTCTAGCCGAGATCAAGAACGCACAAGGCGACCTTGATAAGATTAACAGTAGACTCAGGTTTGCACTTGCAGTACTACACATTATTAAAGAAAGATAAAAAGGTATAAAGATGAACATCACAAATTTCGTAAAGAAACCCCAACTACTTGAAATAGCCATTGACGATGCTGACATCGTTGAAAACTATGGAGAGGCTGTTAAATTCTGGATGAAGGATCATATTGATCTTGACACTTACTTTGATTTCTATAGATATCAAAAGGAATCCAGCAGCGACCAATTAATGGCAACAATTCGTAAAATTATTCTCAAAGAAGATGGCGCTAAAGCCATTGCCGATGATGAAGTGTTGCCGCTAGATCTTACACTGGCAGTTTTAGTGAGGATCAATGACAACCTGGGAAAGTCCGGGACCAAGAAGTCAAACAAGGAGACTGGGACACATCAAGACTAATCACAATTGGAACGTTGGCAAGACACTATCGCAAATTACCTAGTGAGATAGTAGAACATGCCACAACATTCGATGTCATGGTTATGGATGTGATGACTACTTGGGAAAATTATAAAAGAGATCCTCAGAGTGAAAACAATTACAAAACTGAAGATCTTGAAGAACTGGTAAAAAGGACAAAAGGATGAGTATATTTCAAAGGTTGCAGCAGATCAAAAAAGAGATCACAGCTGAAGCCATGGCTAAGGAAGGGTTTAATCACTTTCGAAAGATTACTCCTTTTAAGTCAGGCAACGCTAAACGCAATACCTTTCTTAACAAGGATACTATCGAAGCCACTTATCCTTATGCCCGCAGACTAGATGAAGGTTATAGCCCCCAGGCTCGAGACGGTATGACAAAGCCCACTGAAGCATATGTTCAGGAATGGGTTAAGAAACAAAGTAAAGGATAACGGTTATGGCAACCATAGAGAATTTCTTATTAAGATTTAAGGTAGAAGGGCAAGGTGCTGTTGATAAAGCCAGTTCAGGCATTAAAAATTTAAGCAACGAAGTCAGTCAATTTGGTGCCAACACTGGTCCTTTAAACAACGCACTGAGTGGCATACTAGGACGTCTTGGTCCTATTGGCTTGGCTGCTGGAGCAGTGGGTGGAGCGTTTGCTGCCTTGGGCCTGCAGGCAGTTAATCTTGCTGCTGGCATTAGTGACATTGCAGGTGCAACTGGCATTGCTGAAGGCACACTGTTAAACTTTAGAACCAGCGTAATTGAAGCCGGTGGCAAAGCTGAAGACTTTGGTCAGATTGCTGCCAAGCTAAATCAAAACGTTCAAGATGCTGCTGGTGGTAATGAAAAACTGCAACAGAGTTTTAGAGCACTGGGAGTATTTGTCACTGATGCTGGCGGAAATATTCGCAGCACTGAAGCAATACTTCGAGACATTACTCAACGATTTCAAGAAGGTAATCTAAGTGGTGAGAGATATGCTGCCGCAGTGGATATTCTAGGCAAGAACATTACCAAACTTGACCTAGGTAAATTGCAGGCCATTGCTGATCCAGTTAAAGATGCTGAGATTAAAAAGTTAGATGAATATTCAGAAGCTATTGATCGTGTGCGTGATAAGTTAGAAAGAAGTTTATTAAGTTTCTTTGGCGGTGTTGCTCAACAAGCAGAAGCAGCAATGGGGAAAATTGATGCCTATTATAATAAATTAGAACAAAAAGAAAAAGAATTAAATCAACAAGGTAGAACTACTAGAGCATTTGCTGCGGGCGGACCTAGTGTTACATTGAATAATGCTCCAGGCAGCATGGGAGGTGGCAGTAGAGCATTAACTGCCGAAGAACAGGCCGCCTTACAACGACGACAATTTGAAGAACAAATGGCACGGTTAATGGCTCCGGCTGCTGGTGCTCCAAGAGGAAGAACAGAACAAGCCGCACCAGGTGGCTTTGGCAAGGCAGATCCAGAAAGACTAAAGCGTGAAGCAGAACAACGCCGCAAAGAACAAGAACGTCTAGCTGAACAGTTAGAACGTGAGATGCAGACTATTAAAGATATGACTGGTGGATATCGCCGTGCAACTCAAGCCAACATGGATCGTTATACCACACAGGTTGAACTGTTGGGCAAGACTGAATACGAACAAGAATTGATCAAAGGCACAGCAGAAATTGAAAAGAAATATGGTGATCAGATTGCTGCTCTAGAAGCTAAGAAAGCCACAGCCAAAGGGCAAACACTAAAATTAATTCAAGAATCTATTGATGAACTCGAAGGATTAAAAACCAGCGAACAAGATATCTTTGAAATCACTAGACGACAAACTTTCGAATATCAACAACAGCAAGAGGCTGTTAAACGTATTACAGATGAGATTGAAAAGCAAATTGATCGACAATCACAGTTAGGCGATATTCTGCGTGGTATTAACGATCAGAGAATTGATTTAAACTTTGAAGCTAGCCTAAAAGGCCTAGCACCACTGCAACAAGAAATTGCTAAGATTCAAGAAACAGCTCGCAAGGCAGCACTCGAAGCAGGTCGCAGTTTTTCAGCATCATTCGACAGTGAAGATGGACTGACTCCAGAACGTGCTCAAGAACTTGCTGATGGATTAGGACAAATTGCACAAGGATATAAAGATATTGCCAATGCACAAATTGAAGCAATTAATAATCTTAATCCATTAATGGATTCTTGGGAAGAATACAAGAACAAAGCATTGGACAGTTCAGAACAGATCAAGAACAGTTTTGAAAACTTTACCAATGGAATGGAAGATGCTTTGGTTAAATTTGTTATGACTGGTAAGCTAAGTTTTAAAGACCTAGCACAAAGTATCATCGCTGACTTGGCTCGTATTGCTGCCAAGCGTGCCATTGTTGCCATTGGAACCAGTTTGTTTGGATTTGCCAACGGTGGTGATGTTATGGGCAAAACACCAATTGTTGTTGGTGAACGTGGCCCCGAATTATTCATTCCGCAGAGTGCAGGTAAAATTGTTGCCAATAATGTTTTAAATGGCAGTGCTGGCGGATCATCTCAAGGTGGCGGCCAAACTGTAGTCAACTATAACATACAGGCAGTTGATGCCAGCAGTTTCCGCAGCCTAGTGGCCAAAGATCCAAGCTTCATCTACGCTGTGACAGAACAGGGCAGACGCAGTCAGCCAACAAGGACTAGATAATGTCAATACAAAATATTATAGATAAGGCACAGCAGATTGAGATCGACAAACGTAGGATAGTTGGTCAGACCATCAGCCGTAGCCAGCGTATCAAAACAGCAGAACGCAGCACAGCGCAACCTTGGCGCTTCAAGATTACCCCACCAGGTAGCTTGCCTTGGACTGCCAGTCGTGCATTCATACAGGTAATTGACTTCAATGACCGTGTTGGTGAATATGAGATTAGTCTAAACAATAATTCAGGTATGAATTACATCACAGCCTACATGGGTGCTATCACTCAAGGCCAGTTGAACAGTTTAACTATTCAAGCAGTGGGCACCAGCACTATAACAATTACAGATATGCCCAGCGTTAGTTCCAGCACTGTGATATTTGCACAAGGTGATATTATTCAACCAGCAAATAGTCGTTATCCCTACACAGTGGCTAATACTGTGACAAGAGGACTAACCACAACTACTTCAGTGACTTTACATAGACCTATAATTACTAGCGAAGGGATCAGTCTAGTTGGTCAAGGACTAGCAGTGGGAAATAGTTGCACATGGAGAGTGGTAGTGGCAGGATTGCCAACTTATCAATTGATTCCTATGCGTCAAGTTCAATACACAGGTGACTTTGAACTGATTGAAAAGGTAATTTAATGACAACCGTAATAGCAGCGTTAACCGCAACAAATATAAAACACTGTCTGTTGGTTGATATTCAAGTCAACACTACCACCTATTATATCAGCAATGCCTATGCTCCTATTGTGTTTAATGGCAACACCTACACACAGTTAGGACACTTTATGGGCATAAGTGAAATACAAGATGACCTGCGTATTACCAACAATCAACTTGGCATACAACTAAGTGGCATACCGCCAGACGACGGTAGTCCCAACTACATGTCAGTGGTATTGAATTCAAATATCAAAGGCAGTAGAGTGCAGGTATATCGTGCATTCTTTGATGTCAGCACAGGCAACTATGTGGCCACACAGGTCTACTTGAGATTCAGTGGTTATATCAGCAACTACAGTCTAAGTGAAAACTGGGATCAAGATAACAAATTGGTCAGCAACACTGTGGGCATTCAGTGTTCAAGTATTCATGCTATCATGGAGAAGAAGTACACTGGTCGCAGAACTAATGATGCAGATCAACAACGATGGTTTGCAGGAGACACTGGCATGTATCGTGTAAAAATATTAGCGGACAGTCAGTTCGACTTTGGCAAGCCATACAGTGCTCCTAGCGCACCGAGTTCAACTGACAACTCTACAGTCTTTGATGGCGGCGGAGCATGATCAAACAGGCACACACATTGATGGATGCACGACACATCATAACTTTGATGGGTCAGTTCCTCAATGAGACCAGCTATGACAAAGCAGCAGAGGCTAGCAAAGACATTGAGCATTTGGGCAAGTTGGCTTTTACTTTTATTCAAAATGGTTATGTTTGGTTGGCATTTCATGAAGAAGAACCTGTGGGCATTTTGATTGCAATCAAGGAACCAAATCTTTGGGCACCTAAAAACATTCAACTTAGAGAATTAGTGTGGTATGTGGGGCCCCTACATAGAAAGACCTCATTAGGAGGCAGATTGTTCGCAAAATACTGCGAAACAGCAGAACTTTTAATTGAAAAAGAAGAGATTGACGGTTATTTTACTACTAGAATGTCTACTACTGATCCAGTGGGTTTAGAGCGTCGAGGATTCAAATTAAAAGAATCTACATATTTAAAGGAAAAATAAAATGCCAGCATTTACCATAGCAGCCAGTTATATTGTTGCCAGCATTGGCGGTATTGGTCTAGCAGCGGCAGTTGGATCAGCAGGATTAGCATTCATTACTTCAGTAGTTGCAGTGGGCTTGGCATTGGCCACTTCAAGACTATTGGGATTAACTGGTGGTGCTGGTGGCACACAACAAGATCCAGGTGTGCGTATTCAGTTCCCCCCAGCAACACAAAACAAGATACCAATTGTCTACGGCACAGTCAATACCAAAGGCACTGTGACAGATGCTCGTATCAGTAATGAAAACAAAACAATGACTTATGTGTTGGCTCTAAGTGAGAAAACACAGACAGGAACTTTTAGCATTGGTGAAATTTATTGGAACGACCAACTGTTGGTGTTTGACGCAGACGCTGGTGAAAGTCACATTGTTCGCAGCAGTATTGACCAAAACGGACAAGGCGACAGCAATACCAACTATGATGGACTGATCCGAGTGCGTGTCTACTCAGGCGACACTAACAGCGGCAGTCAAATATTTCCTCCACAGGCCACCGGCAACACTGTGAATGCCCGCACTACACTGGACGAATCAGATACCAACTATCTATTGAATGGTCTAGTGTTTGCAGTTATTCAAATTGACTACAATGGTGAAAAAGGCATTACTGGTCTAGGTCAGGTGACGTTCCAAGTGTCAAACACACTGAACAATCCTGCATTGGTATGGAATGATTACTTGACCAGTGAGCGGTATGGTGCTGCCATTCCCACTGCACAGATCAATACCACTACCAGTATCAGCACCAGTAATGTATTGAGTGTTTTCAATTACAGCAATCAAATACCTGCTAACCAATTCTTATCAAATGGTGTCACAACTTCAACACAGGTTCGCTACCAGATGAATGGTGTTATCTCAACAGGTGACACTGTAAAAAGCAGTATGGAAAAGATTACACAGAGTGCAAGTGCATGGACTACCTTTGACTACAGTCAGGGTCAGTGGAAATTGTTGAACAATCGTGCAGCCAGCGAAGGTGAACTTGCCACAGCATTTGTATTCAATGATGACAATATTCTAGGTGAAGTTGGCATCACTGCTACTAATTTGGAAGACCTATACAATTATCTAGAAGTTGAATATGCAAGTCGCAAGATTCGAGATCAGAATGACTACTTCAAAGGTGCTATTGATGAAAGTGAACTTAATGATCTTGAGCCACCCAACACACTGAACCTGCGATTAGAAATGGTCAACAATGCACTTCACGCAGCCCGTGTGGGACTAATTGAATTGAAACAAAGTCGTGTTGATAAAATTATTACTTTCAATGCTGACTATTCAGCAATACAGTGTGAAGCAGGAGATGTGGTCAAGATTAACAATGACGTTTATGGATTCACAGACAAACTATTCCGCATTACCAAGATTCGTGAAGTTGAAGGTGAAGAAGGAACCCTTACAGTTGAGATCACAGCACTAGAATACAATTCAACAATCTACACAGATGAAACATTAACTGATTCTGCAGACACTCCAGGTTCAGGTATTCCTACATTTGGTGGATCAGCAACGCTGCCAGCACCAAGTCAGCCCATAGTGGCCACTATCTCTACAACTACACCTAGCTTTAGACTGTCAACAATCATTAATCCAGCATCAACCGCAGTGGACGAAGTGCAATGGTGGTATAACACAACCAGCACAGGTGCATTTAGTTATTTTGCCAATGAGTATCCAGCAGGTGGAACATATGCACCGGGCAGTACTGTCACTGACATTGTCAGCTTGCCTCAAGAAGGAACATTCTACTTTCAGGCCAGAACAGGATTGGGATCTAGATACAGCAATCTATCAACTTCAACATCAGTGGGCTTCTATTGGAACCCTAATGACTACGGTGGCATTTAAGGAAAAAACATGGCAAACGGCGTATTAGATTACCAACGATACCTAAACACATTACAAACTCTGAATGATTTAGGTCAGACTTTTCCCAGTAACCAACAGACTTATAATTTTAGTGTAGCTGGTGGCACAACTGCCTCTTGGACTTGCACCATCAGTTGGGAAACATTGATATTAGATACTGTAAGTTATTCAAGTCAAGCAACTGGATATATTCCCAACGTTGACAGCAGTCAAGTTATAGGTTATTATGAAGGAAGCACCAGCACACAATATAGCACTGGTGTTATCAGTTTGCCCGCCAATATGTATACTGGACCTATTCTACCAGGCGGTGATTATCATGTTCCTCTAACAGTAGTCCACTTACAATGGTTTGATGGAACCACCACATACGCACAACAAATTGGATTCATTCAGAATTGGGAGCCTGGTGTTGAGATTGCAGATCCTACTCTTGATTTTAATTATTTTCCTGTCTATTCTATACCCAGCACACTAACGCTAACTGGTGATACTGGTATTGTCTATGGTGATAACCTAACACTGACAGCCACTACAGACATGACAATTGACCTAGGCGTCAATGCAACTAGAGTTAGATTTTATCGTGAAAGCACTGGAACAAACATAGTATTAGGCACGGCTTATTTTACAGGCACAGTGGCCACATTGGTTGTTCCTACAAATCCTAATTTGCCTATTGGCAATTATAATATCTATGCAGTAAGTCAGCCTAGAGGTATCTATCGTTCAGCAACTTCTAACACCTTGAATGTTCGTGTCGAAGCAGGCGTTCCTTTAATTGTCACAACATCAACCTTTACACCAAGTCAAGCATATTATTATCCTGGACATACTGTAAATTATAGATTAGGTGTTATCGCAGATCCGGCCTTTACTGCCACTGGTGTTGCCATCGCTAATCCTATTGATATTAAATTAGTAAATGCATTTACACCTTTTACTGAAACAAACATTCTATCGGCTAATTTCCAAAACGGGCAGACAACAACTAATTTCACTGTGCAAAGTTCAATGATAGATGTTAGTAGAACTTACCCACAAACACAATATAGTATAACAACTAGCACACAGAACAGCACACAATACACTGCTACTTTATTTGTATCTAATACAGAAACCGTAACAAGTAGTTGGGGTTATCAGACACTGGGTAGATATCGTGCAGGCTCAACATCAACTACTATAAATGTAGCCACAAGCACTAGTGTGACTGTTACAGGACAATCTTTTCCACTAACAATAACACAGAGTAGCACATCAACTTATTTTGATGAATCTTTTAGTATAACAGTGAACACTAATACTGCCACCTACTACACTAACATTAGCCTAATAGCTAATAATGGCAGCACTAGCACTACATTATACAGTGGAAACAATAGTGGAGCCGGTATTTTCACAGTCAGTAATATAATCATAAGCACAACTGGTACTTGGACTATTACTGCCAGTTATCCAGGTGACTTGGGTATAAGTTTAGTTAATGCTAACTTACCTAGCACTAGCAACTCACTTTCACATAGGGTAAGATTAGGTAATGATTTATTGCCTACTCCTATCGTAACAACAACCAGCACTGTTAGTGGTGATACAATTAAAATTACTGCTAACACCAGCACCACATTAACCAACACGTTGACATTTAAGTATGACAATGATATTCTAGGAACAGGCCAGTGGGAAAGATATAACATTGTCACTGCAACCACTACAACCACTGTTCTTTGGGCAGGATTAACTGCCACTATGGCAACATTAAGTGGCGGTTTTGAAAGAAACTGGGATGGTGTTTATGGCACCCCACAGATGTTGATAGAGCCTGCTAATGGTTGGAGCTCAGAATCCGGACCATATTGGGATTCTTGGTATGGCGGTGGCGCTGGATATCAGTCAGGAAGAACTTCGATACCATACAGCAATACCACAGCCGTTAAGATCAACTCTCATAGATTGTTTAAGTATTATGACGGAAGCAATTATAATTTATCAGCTGTTACCGGAACAAATTATAGTGAAATTGCAGATCCTATTACATTTGGAACAACATGGAATACTGATTATAAAGGAACACTCAGCGTAAATGGCAATGAGCTATTTGATTATGCTTCAATTTATAGTTCAATCTTAGATTTTAACGGTGCTTATTATAAAGCAACAGATCAAGTTAAGGTCAACATATACGATGTTTATAAAACAGACCTAGTAGGTGATACTAGAGGTTATAATGTAGTAGGCCTCGATGCGGCGACATATACAGGTCCAACTAATGTGTCTGAAGAGAATCCTCGCAGATTATATTTTAGAGTTAACAAATACAAGTCTTATGTTACTGGAATTAGTTATTTTCCTGCAAAACTTAGATATATTGAATTAGTTGAATATATCGGTGAAGTTGAGTGGACAGTTCCTTATATTAATCAAGCACAGGAAAATGGAACACAACCTAGAACAAAGATCAAGGTCAAGTTGTTTAGATTTACTCCAACCATTCCACAAACTAGAAGGGAATTTAGAACTAACTTTGGCAATACCGGAACATTAGAAGCTGCATTGCCCGATCCAATCCTTACAAATAAAATAAACACTGGCACAACTTTTGAAACAAATGGTCTTAGAATCGCAGAATATTCTACAACTTTAAATGGTGGAACATTCCCTCAATATCAACTAACCGGTGAAGCCATTGGATGGTCCACCAATACCAATGTTTTAAAATATTCTAAATTTAGAGGTGCGGGAACTCGATTTGCTGGATCATTTCAAGAATGGGAAGATGCAGGTATCAGATGGTCTAATTATGGAGTAAAAGTTTGGCAATCTACCAATCCTGGAAATGCAGAAGCAGATGATCTTGCAGATTTCTATAATGAATGGTATATGACATTCTCAACTGGTGCGGCTGTATATCAGAATAATAATCCTCATTACTGGTCTGGCAGTTCTAGAAGATTTGCTCCTAATCCTACTTGGGTAAGTTTTGATCCTATCACTTCGACCAGCACAAGTTATACATATACGCCTACTGATATTCAGTTTAGTATATTAGAATTACCTGCTGACACACTACCTGACGAAACCGGAGTTCATGTCACTTGGACCGGCACATTAAGTTTGCCAATAATTTATGGTAGATACAATCCTTTTGACATTTACTCTCAACCAATGTATATTGTCAATCCGGCAGAAGCATACAATGTAAGTATCGGAAGTTATATCAGTCCTAATACTTCTACGCAGTATCTAGAATATTCCGCCACTAAAGTATATCCTACAAACCCAGTCAAGTTGACTGCAACTATCGATTCCGTTATTCCTGTTAATAGTGGAACAATGCAATTTATTAATGTGGCAACCGGGGCTGTGATTACCAGCACCAACATTGTTAATGGTGTTGGTACTGCATCTATCTATGCTAATAATTTAACCACTGCCACTGTAGCAACCAATGCAACAAGTGGTGTTCCTGTATTTGTTAAGACCAAGGTAGTGGGACGTGATGATTTCTCATTCAGCGATTTAAGATTAGAAGCATTTAATTTTAGTGGATTTACATACACTTCAATCAATTCTAATTTTACAGTTACTAACTTTAATGCATATCCATGCTCAACATTTACTAACACAACAGAAGTATGGCCTAAACAAGGTATTGCAACACAAGTAGTTAAACGTTTTTATAGTTCATACTTTACCTACCCTGATTATGGCGCCATAATATTAACTGGCACACTAGAAATTGTTGCACCTTACTTTGTCAAGGGTCGAGACAGCTATTACAAGAATGGAGTATTCTATCCAATTTATGGTGATTTTAGTAGCCTTTATATAACTGTATCTAGTGGAGCAAATTATCCAGGAGTTGCTTATAAAGAAGCTATGTTAAATCCTATTAATGCTAACGTGCCGGTAGCAGGTCCTATTGATGGTGTTCCTGCTAAACAAAGCGGTTCGGGCAGATATAAGATTGAACAATCAAGTGTTCAGGATTCACCTAATATTGTTACATTGCAATTTAACAACAAGGTTGTATGGTACGATAGCCAAAATCCATTAGCTGGGGCAAATCGTTTCTACACTAGACCGCCTACATTTACTTGGGATAGGTTAGATATTAGAGTCAGCATTGAAGCTTATGATGATGACAACAATCTAGTGGCAACAATCCCAGCAAACTGTTTGTTAGGTTATAAAGAAAACTTAACATTGGATTGGATTATCGCCAGTAATGATTTGACACCATACTACTAACAAATAGGATATAAAAAGGCTCTTTTTTAAGTATCCTATAAATAATCGAACTAGCAAGGTCCTTAGGCCTTGCTTTTAACTCCCTTAGGAAGGAAAATAAACTATGGCTGCAGGCGTCTTAAACTTTGCTCAGTATCTTGGTGGTGCTGATAACATTCAGATCGAACAGATCTTCCCCTCTACACAACGAACACTTAACTATAATTTTTCAACTAGTATTGTTGGTTGGAACTTTCACGTAGACCACCAAACTATTGTAGTCGATACTGTGGCATTTGATCGCAACACAGGTAGCCCTAACTTTGCTAATAGTAATGTCATTGGTTATTTTCCTTCAGCAGTAATTTCAACCAGCAGTTATATTGTTACAACTAATGCAACTACTGGATTAGTTAATATTACTATTCCTAGTGGATTGTATACTGGCCCTATATTACCTGATGCTCGTGCTAATGTGCCTATCACCATTGTAGGTGTAACATGGACTAACAACACAAGTCCAGTTCAAGTTAACACGCATCGTTGGGCATTTATTCAATGTTGGGAACCGGGTGTTACACCTGGTGATCCTACAGTAAGCACAAGTCCACTATATACTGCGATTACATTAGGAGCTTAAAGTGTCCTATACTTTCGCTTTTACAGTCACTCAGGTAGTTAATAGCTTTACGGCTACATTGACTACCCCATTGAGCCTGGCATTAACAAATACACCGGATAGCGTTGCTATCTACAATACAACTGCCACTGTTAGCGTTAATAATACAATAGCACCTGTCACAGTCTCTGGAGGCGGTGCTTATAACCAAAGTTTAAACACAGGTGATAATGTAGTATTCAACAGCATAACAGCTGGATCGATGTTTGGAACAGGTGGTGCTCCTGTTAACTTCCCTAATGGTATTAACGTGCCTAATAGAGGAACAGTATTCATTAATACAATTGACTTCGGTCCAATTAGATAAGGAAAGATTAAAAGATATGATAACGATTAAACAAAAATATAATAATGCTAAAAGATGCGGCAATGGAAGACCTGCAGGATCATATTATCATTCTGAAGAAACTAAATTAAAAATGAAGATATCTCATATTAAAAGATATCAACAATTAGAGGAGATTGTATAATGGGCCTGCAACTTCGACGCG